CCTTTATCCCGGACGGTTACAGAAATTATAAGATCGGGATCGACGGAAATGAACGGGACCCGGGGAACGTCCTGCATTTTGTATATAACCCGGATAAGACATACCTCTGGAAAGGCCAGGGGATCAACGTCTCCATCCGGGACGTTGCGGATAACCTGATACAGGCAGCACACACGGCAAAGGCTTTCATGTCTTCAGAGTACAAGCCTTCCATCATCGTGAAGGTTGATGCCCTGACGGAGGAATTCTCCAGCCCGGAGGGCAGACAGAAACTGATCGACAGTTATGTGCGCCCGCAGACACCAGGACAGCCATGGTTGATTCCCGCGGATCAGTTCGACGTACAGCAGATCAAACCGCTGACGCTTTCGGACCTCGCGATTAGCGACACCGTGCAGCTGGATAAGCGGGCGGTGGCCGCTATCCTCGGAGTGCCGGCTTTCGCGGTCGGCGTCGGGGATTATAACCGCGACGAATGGAATGCCTTCATCCAGTCCACGATCATGCCGATCTGCAAGGCGATCTCGTCGGAAATGACGAAAAAGCTGATTCTGAAACCGGAATGGTACCTGACTTTTAATGTTTGGAGTCTGATCGATTATGATTTGAAATCCGTTTCGGATGTCCTTCTTGCCGGAGCTGACCGCGGCTTTGTCAATGGCGACGAATGGCGCGACAGGATGCACATGAGCCCGGCCGGTTTGAAGGAATACAAGATCCTCGAGAATTACATCCCGGCAGATATGTCCGGGAGCCAGAAGAAGCTGGTGCAGAATGGCGAGTAAACTTTTATGTGAGAAGGCCTTCAGGAAAGAAAAATCCGGAAAGATTTACTGTATGGAAAGCGGGATCGTTTGTGCGCACCAGTTCTGGTGCGATATTTCCGTAGAATTTAAGCATTTCCCGGAAGCGGAAAACTGCCCTGGGAGGAGGGGAAACCATGGAGAGGACAATGAGACAGGTGAGGAGCGCACCGACTGAGTTCAAAACCCGGGAGGAGAATGACAGCCTCACCATTGAGGGATATTTTGCTGTTTTCGACAGCAATTACGAGATTTTCGACGGCATGAGCGAGAGCATTGCTCCTGGCGCATTCTCGTCGTCTATCGCTGGCGACATCCGGGCGTTAGTCAACCACGACACTACGCTCGTCCTGGGACGCACGAAAGCCGGAACGCTGCAGCTGCGCGAAGATAATCACGGACTCTGGGGACGCATCGACATCAATCCGAAAGATGGCGATGCAATGAACCTTTACGAGCGCGTGAAGCGCGGGGATGTGAATCAGTGCAGCTTCGGCTTTGATATCCGCGAGGAGGAAACCGAATTCCACCCCGACGGATCAGTCCACTGGACAATTAAGGATGTGGAATTATATGAAGTAAGCTGCTGCACGTTCCCGGCATACGAGGAGACAAACATCTCCGCGAGGACTGCACAGCGCGACACAATCCGCAGGCGTGAGCTGGACGCATGGCGGGCTGCACAGAAAGAGAGGTTAAAACATGGCGCTTAAAGTGTTAATGCTCCGCAAGAAACTCAACGACGCGAAGAAGCAGCTGGAAACCCTGCGGGCTAAGGATGCTGACTTTGAGAAACGCGAAGCGGAGCTGGAGGCAAGCATCGAGGAAGCGGCTACAGATGAAGAAAAGGCTGCCGTTGAGGCGGAGATTTCTGCATATGAGAGCGAGGCTGCGGCCCACAGTGAGGAGAAGGGAAAGCTGGAGAAGGCTGTCAGCGACCTCGAAGAGGAGCTGGCCGAGGAGGAGCGGGCCCAGAACACCGATCCGAAGACACCGGAAGGCATTCCCGGAGAAGAGGAAAGAAGAGGAGGACATGGATCAATGAGACATAAATTTTTTGGTATGACCGCACAGGAAAGAGACGCATTCCTCGCGCGTAAAGATGTGAAGACGATGCTCGAGAATGTAAGGACAGCGATCCGTGAGAAAAGGGCAATCAACAATGCTGGCCTGCTGATCCCGAACGTTATGCTTGGCCTGATCCGCGAGAACATTATCACATTCAGTAAATTGTACGCGCATGTTTTTGTAAGACCGGTACCCGGCACAGGAAGGGTTGTTGTGGAAGGACAGATTCCGGAAGCCGTGTGGACCGAGGCCTGCGCGACGCTGAACGAGCTGAATCTTTCCTTCAGCCAGGTAGAGGTTGATGGGTACAAGGTCGGCGGATATTTCCGGCTCTGCAACGCGATCCTCGAGGATTCCGACATTGACCTGGCTGCTGAGCTTGTTGAGACCCTCGGCCAGGCAATCGGTTATGCACTCGACAAGGCGATCCTTTTCGGAACTGGAACCAAGATGCCGGTCGGCGTTCTGACCGCGCTGGAAGCCGTCTCCGAAACCCAGAACATCATCACCCACGCGGCAAGCGTGACCGGGTTGGATCTTGCCAAAGCTATTGTCATCGATTCTGGAAAGGCAAAATCCACCTACAGCCGCGGCGAAAAGACCTGGATCATGAACGAGACAACGTACACCACACTGATGGCTCAGTTCATGGAGGTTAACGCGAACGGTGCGATCGTTTCCGCGGTTAACGGCGTTATGCCGGTTGCGGGCGGCGTGATTGAGGTCCTGAACTTCATCCCGGACAATGTGATCATCGGCGGATATTTCGACCTGTACCTCCTGGCAGAGCGCGCCGGTACCACGATCGGCACATCCGAGCATGCCTTCTGGATTGAGGATCAGACCGGGTTCAAAGGGACTGCGAGGTATGACGGGAAGGTCCTTGATGCCAATGCGTTCGTTGCGATTGGTATCAATGGCGTAACACCGGCAGCCGACGATGTGACCTTTGCTCAGGATACCGCAAACACTGAGGCATCCGGCGGGGAGGGGTGACGCTGTCCCTGATGACAGCCGGCGCTGACGCTCCCGATCTCTCCGACATGACGAAGTCCCAGCTTCTCGCCTATGCCGAAGAGAACGGGATCCCTGGCGTTTCAGGGACCATGAAAAAGGCTGATATCATCAGCGTACTGGAGGGCAGTGATGGAAAACATGCTGGCAATGCTCAAGGTTGATCTTGGGATCACGACATCCGCATACGACGACAGGCTCACCCAGTACCTGACGGCAGCACAGGCAGCGGTCACTCGGGAGGGTGTAACGCTTGACCTGGATAATATTGAGGACATGCAGCTGGTGATCATGTACGCAGCCTGGACATGGCGCCGGCGCGATACCATGGAGGGCATGCCGCGGATGCTGCGCTGGCAGCTCAACAATCGGATTTTTTCGGAGAAGATGAAAAGCGATGGATGATTATATCTATTTCCTGAGTGAAAAGGAAGAACAGGATGCGGCCGGAGTCTTCCACAGCGTCACGGCACGCCGCGGATCCTTCTGCAAAATATCCAGCGTAAGCCGCTCGGAATTCTATAATGCCGGGCGCTCCGGACTAAATCCGGATTATGAGGCGACAGTTTTCGCGATGGATTACCAGGGCGAAAAGCTGGCAGAATACAATGGGATGACATACAGCATATACAGGACGTACCGGATTCCTGGGACGGATTACATGGAACTGTACCTGGAGCGCAGGGGCGGAAGCAACGGTCTGGCGCAGGGACAGGAGGCTTAATATGGCATCCAAAAAGACACCACTCGAAAAACTTGATACGGCCATCCAAAAGCTGCTTGAGGAGTACGCGACGGACATCAAGGACGAGTCTGACAAGCTGGCTAAGAAGCTGGCACAGAAGGCAAGCGCTACCCTCAAAAGCACCTCACCCAGGAGCACCATGAGGGCCTCGTGGGGGAAAAAACATTATGCCGATCAATGGAGCGTGAAGCAGGAGATCGGGCGCCTCATATCCGAGACCAAAGTATATAATAAAGCGCCGACATACCGGCTGACGCACCTGCTGGAGTACGGGCACGCCAAAAAGAGCGGCGGGCGCGTTCCCGGCAAGCCGCACATCAAACCGGTGGAGGAGACGATCATCCGGGATTTTGAGGCGGGAGTTAAGAAGGCGGTGAAAGGATGAGCATGACATACGATGAAATTTATGCAATGATCTCGGGGATTGGATACCCTGCGGCATATTACCAGTTTCCAGAGACTTCCCAGGCACCGCCGTTTATCTGCTTCTATTTCCCGACATCGGATGATTTTATCGCGGACGGGGAAAATTACCTGAAGAAAGAAGTCCTTTATATAGAGCTCTATACCAGGGAAAAATCCTTTGAAACAGAGAAACGGGTCGAGGCAGCACTGCGGGCGAACGGCTTCGTGTACACCAGAACCGAAACATACCTGGACACTGAAAAGATGTTCATGGAACTTTATACAATGGAGGTATATATCAATGTCTGAGAATAAAGTCCAGTTTGGTCTGGATAAACTGCACTATGCAGTAATCACCGAGAACGAGAACGGAGAGGTTACCTTCGGGACGCCGGTCGCGATCCCCGGCGCTGTTTCCATGTCGATGGATGCGGAAAACGGTGAAAGTACTTTTTATGCTGACAATGTGAAGTATTACGTCAGCAATAATAACAACGGATACAGCGGCGACATTGAGGTGGCCAAGATTCCGGAAGCCATGTGGACGGATGTCTTCGGAGCCACAAAGGGTGAGGACAATGTTATCGTCGAAAACTCTGATGCCGTCATCAAAGATGTTGCACTGCTTTTCCGTTTCTCGGGAGATAAAAACAAAAACTGCGGTGTAATGTACCGCTGCACACTTGGCCGCCCCAGTATGAGCCACGCAACGACTGAGGAATCCAAGGAACCGCAGACCAGCACGATCAGCTATACGGCAGTACCGCTTGGCGATGGCAAGGTCCGCGCAACGACTACCAGCGAGACGGCTGAGAGCATTAAGGCGGGATGGTTCGGAT